ATATGATGCTAAGATTTGAATCTTTAAATCATACAGTATGTGCTAAGGCAGAATTAGATATTAAATGTATGAGTAGGATAAGATTGGGTATGCATATACCAAATCCTTCATGGCATGGACATCATGGTCCTCATTGTGATCAAGCTGTACCACATACTGTTGTGTTATTCTATGTGACTGATACTGATGGTGATACTTACTTCTTTGATCATAAAGATAAGTCGGATCCTCTTGGATATGGTTACGATGGTGAAGATGAATATAATATTATAGATAGAGTAACACCAAAGAAAAATATGATGGTGGTTTTTGATGGACTTACAACACACGCTAGCTCGTACCCTACGAAAGGTCAAAGGATTACTATCAACTATAACTTCAATTAATAATGAGTATGGAACCAGAACAACGAGACGAGTCGTGGAGAGAAGAGTACGCAGGTATGATCCCCCTAGGTACATACAAGAGGAATTTGCTTCAGAATGGGCCGAAGTCCCTATCCCAGAGTTGGATGATGCAAGCTATGCACAACGATTGGAAGAAGAAGAAAGGTATCAAAGATCCAGAGCCACCGAATTGCCAGAGCAGCATGAAGGAATGGGAAGAAAGTGTGAAGAAATACCAGACCCGTGGTTCAACTGACTAAATAGGTCCATGAGCGTAATAATCTACCAAGAACATTGCGAATATCTTGAGAAAGAGAATGAGGAACTCAGAGATGAGGTTCTCTTTCTAAGACAGCAGCTTGAATATAAAACTATGGGTCTCCCAATAGGAGATATAAATACTGAGGAATAGATTAATGGGTATGTGGAAAAAGATAAGCAAACTTCAGAAGGAAGTTATGAGAACCCCTGGACCTATAAGGGTTCAACTTTTACTTCTGCTGACATTGACGGGCAGTTCGGTTTTGTCTACAGGATTACAAATTTACAAACTGGCCAGCAATACATCGGGAGAAAATATTTCGTACAGAAACGAAAGCCTAGAGGTGGCGGACGCAGGAGGACGAGTGAGAGTAACTGGAAGGCATACTACGGATCTTCTAAGGAACTTAATGGTGACAGGAAACGCTTGGGGTCGGATTCCTTTACCAGAGAAATCCTCTCAACCCATGCCACAGCAGGAAGAGTAAATTACGAAGAGACTAAGCAGTTATTTTTACATAATGTATTACAGGAGACATTAGATGATGGTACTCCAAAGTATTATAACAGTAACATCTTAGGACGTTACTACAGGAAAGATTATTTTAAGGAAGAATGTTAGTAAGATGTAACGCTTGTGGAAAGGATCTACAAAGTGATTCAAGTAGGATAGTTTCGTGTGGATGTAGTAACATGACATCTGTGCATGATGATGTCGTGTCTGCAAATGATATGAGTCAGGTTATAATATTACAGAATAATACAAAATTTAAAAAGGAATCTCTTTTTACTTCACAGGAGTTAGAATATCAAGAGGCAAGACGAAGAAGAGGAGTTCGTAAAATTATCTTTGAAGAACGATGATAAACCTTGATGAGAAATTCCATAGTTACCTAGAAAAGGGTGGCAAGACCTTCAGAATTGATGGTGTTGACGAACCTCTTAAGGGTTATGGATACCAATGTGATGGAAACGAGATAGTAGGGTATTACGTAACGACAACCAACTATAAATTGTACTATAATTTAAACGAACAGTTCTTAAAGATGGAAGCATTAAACGAATGAAAAAAGTAATTCCTACACCACCAGTAGGATATCCATATAAGAAGGTAGCAGTTTCTCGTTCTCCTATAAGATATACCAATGAGGGATATCAAGATCCTAACTTCTATAAGATATATGATTATCCTAATCCTGAAGAAATAAATCCTACTTTAATGAAAATCATTGAAGAGGCAGACAAGGTTCCATCTATGGGTGGAGGTGGTAGAACCGATTGGCATCTCTTTATGGATAAAAGAGATGAAGTAAAGGAGATTGATCTTTTATTGTCTTGGATTGAAGAGAAGTGTGCTTTATTTTCTCGTAAATATTCAAAGGGAGACTGGGGTTATACTAGAAAGGATCTTACAGATGAAGAATATATTGAGGATGTACGTCAAGGTAAAATCAAGTATCAAAGTGGTGGTGGAGAAGGTGGATTTGATCCACTTAGATTTGAGATAGGAGAATGTTGGGGTATGTGGTATGATATAGAAGCAGGAGTAGTTCCTCATAGTCATTATCCTTGGCCAATAGCATTTGTTTATTATGTAAATACACCTGAAGGATGTGCTCCTACTTGTATAGGATTGCAAGACTACAAAGAAATAAGGCCTGAGCCTGGACAAGTAGTTTTTATTGATGGACATACAAAACATGGAGTTCCTACAAACGTAGGTGCTACTCCTGGTAGAGCAGTTATTGCTGGACTCTTTACATACATACCTGAGAAATTAAAATGAAAATCTTTTTAGACACCGCAGAGGTGAGTCAAATTGTTGATGGTTATAAGACTGGATTGGTTGATGGTGTTACCACTAACCCCACTCTTATATTAAGGTCTGGTAGGCAGCAGAGTGATGTGATTGAAGAGATCTATCAAGCATGTCCTAACCTTGAATCTATATCTGCTGAAGTAGTTGCTGAGACTGCTGATGAGATGATAGAACAGGCACAACCTTATATTGCCCTCAGTGATAATGTTACAATTAAAGTACCTTGCACACGTGAGGGATTAAAAGCTTGCTATGAACTTAGCAATGATGGTATACTTACTAATGTAACTCTTGTGTTCTCTACATCACAAGCAATACTTGCTGCTAAAGCAGGTGCAACTTATGTTTCTCCTTTTGTAGGTAGAGTAGATGATAATTCTTTTGGGGGGTTATGCCTTGTAAAAGACATCGCTAATACATATAAGAGGCATGATGTTGAAACACAAATCCTTGCTGCTTCTATTAGGAACGTCAGGGATGTAGGTAGAGCCTTTGAGTATGGTGCAAATGTATGTACTATACCAGTAAAGGTCTTTGATAAGATGTATGATCATGTCCTAACCCGTGAGGGATTAGAACTATTCAATAACGATTATCTAGCCGCTAAAAAAGGAACATGAAAAATTTCACCGTATACTCTAAGGATGGATGCAACCATTGCAAACAGATCATAGAAGTACTAGGTCTTTCTGAACTTAATTACGTTGAGTATAAACTTGATATAGATTTTAGTAAAGAAGCATTTTATGGACAGTTTGGTGAAGGTGCTACCTTTCCTCAAGTAGTATTAAATGGTGATAACCTTGGTGGAACTAAAGAATCCATTGAGTACATGAAAGAAAAAGATATCTGTTGTAACGTATGATTGAACTAACTGAAGAAGAATTTAAGGGAGACCTAGCCAAATATACTACACGTATAGAACATGGCGAAGACTTCCTTATTAAAAAATCAAGTGGTGAAAAGTATATTGCCACTGATATTGAAAAATTTACAAACCCTTGCGATATATAACCATGAGTATCCGTAAACACATTGAAGCAGCAGATGATGCCCTACGTTTGGCAATCATTGAAGCACTAGAGAACAAGAGAGACGAACAACTTGAAACAATGTTTGAAGCTCTTAGTAAGGTAAGAGAACTGATCCTTACAACACCTATCAGGGCTGTTGATAATACTACCAGTTACTATAGGAACAAGGCAGAGTATGATTTTAAATTAGACTCACCTTACCTTTCTGATAAGGTTGTAACATTCCCAACAGCAGTACCTGGTGCAGCAGGTGAAGATCATATTCATATTGACACTAGTAATGTTGCTGCTGATACAATAACCTTTGATGGCAATCTAGAAGACTATGGTTATAGTTTGAATACTGATGTCATTACATTTGGTGATGAGCAAGAGACTACTAAGCATGGAAAAGACTTAGATAAATTGGATGGTCCTGCATAAACTATAAATACTTCTAGCTTAGAATAAGTGTTTGTAGGACTAGAAGTATGTCAAAGTTACTTGCAAATCAGATATCCAATTACAATGATAATGGACCTGTTGAAGCAAAAGATGGGATAAATGTTGCCAACGGTAAACCTTTTCAGGTTAATGGTGCTAGTGGATCCAGTGGAGAGTATTTAAAATCCACTGGATCTTCTGTTGCATGGACGGCCTTCCCAACAACAATATCAGGTTATGGTATTACTGATGCATTTTCTGGTGCGTATGCTGACTTGACAGGTAAACCATCTATACCAAATAACATTAGTGACCTTGCTAATGTTTCTGTTACTGCTCCTAGTAATAATCAAGTACTTAAATGGAATGGTTCTGCTTGGTCTCCAGCAGCAGATTCTGCTGGTATTGCTTTAAACAGTATAAGTGTTAGTGTTAATGCAGTAGGTGCATCAACTCTTACTTATAGTAATACTACAGGTGAATTTAATTATACACCACCAGATTTATCTACATATTTAACTTCTGTTGGTTCTATTGGTAGTCATACTGATGTTACTATTAGTAGTGTTCAGAATGATCAGGTATTAAAATATAATAGTACTACTAGTAAGTGGGAGAATAAACCAGATGCTACTGGTAGTAGTGATACTAATACAACTTATAGTATATCTTGTGCTGATGGTGACAATGCAGACGAAGAAAAGATTAGATTAACTGCTGGTGGTGATGGTAGTGGTGATGATGATATAGTTTTAGAAGCTGGTACTGGATTATCAATAGCAAGATCTGGAGATAAGATAACATTTACTAATACTGTCACAGATACTGATACTAACACCAATGATTATTTAAGTAGTGCTAGTCTCTCTGGTAATACTTTAACTCTTGGTAGGACAGGATCACAATCATTAGCAGATCTTACGGTTGATTTATCTTCACTTGGAGGTGGTGGTGCTACTGTTACCACAGATGACAGTGCTCCAAGTTCTCCTAGTGATGGAGACTTGTGGTGGAAGTCCGATGAAGGTAGACTTAAGATTTATTATGCTGATGGTAGTAGTGATCAATGGGTTGATGCTTCTCCAGTACTATCGCCAACTTCTATGACAAGTGGATCAAATAGTATAGCTGTTACTAGTACTAGATCTACTGTAACTGGTCCTCTTAGAGTAACAGGTACACTTACTGGACAAACTACTAACAATAAGATTACATATGCTAGTCATTTCATTCCAGATACTAATGCTGCATATGACTTAGGTAATGCAGAGTATAAGGTAAGACACTTGTTTTTATCTGATAATACTCTTTACTTTGAAGGATCTTTCCTTAAGGTAGCACAGCATAACTCAGGTGGAGGTGCTCAAGCAGCAAGTTATCTTATACCACTTGCTAAGTTAAAGGATGCATTGAATGCTTCCGCTGATTATGAAGCATTTAAAACAGCAATTCTCGCAATAACAGACGCATAGGAATAAACAATGGCAATAAATTTTCCCGATAGTCCCACTAATGGTGATCAGCACACATCAGGTGGTGTTACATGGACGTGGGATGGAACCACATGGAAGGCAGATGGGATAACATCTAGTTATGTTTTACCTACTGCTGCTGCTAATGTATTGGGTGGTGTAAAGGTAGGTAGTGGACTTGCTATTAATAGTGGTGTATTATCAGCAAGTGCTAGTGCCATAACAGTACAGGAAGAAGGATCTTCATTATCAACTGCTGCTACTACTCTTAACTTTGTTGGTTCAAATGTTACTGCTAGTGGTACAGGTGCTACAAAAACAATTACTGTAACTGGTTCTTCTGGATTACAATCTAGAACAACAGCAAATGGTACTACAGCATCTATAGCAAATAATACTGCTGCTGATCTTACGATTGCAGCAGCAAAGACATATGTTCTTCATGAAATTGAAGTTGATGCAGCAGCATGGGTAACTCTTTATACTGATACTACAAGTAGAACTAATGATGCAAGTAGAACAGAACTAGAAGATCCAGCAGCAGGTGCTGGTATTATTGCTGAAATTGTTACTACTGGTGCAGTATCACAGAAACTTACTCCAGGTACTGTTGGATTTAATTTAGACGGTACACCATCTACAAATGTTTATCTTAAGGTCGTTAATAAAAGTGGTTCAACGGGTACTGTACAAGTTACCTTAAAATACTTAGCATTAGAGGTATAATAAATGGCAGGATTATCAACTCCAGGTCCAGATAGACCTCGCAATGGAATTATTCCTACTGCAAATAAGCATCCATCAGATTCTAATATGGTAGAGTTTGTAGTTACCTTAAAGAGTAAGGATGATCTAACTGCTTTTTATAATGACATGGAAGATACTAGTAGTATTACTAATCTTCCTGATAGAAAATGTGAGTGTCGTATACGTAGACAGTTAAGTAGGAACACACATTATTGGTTGACTCGTGCAGAGGCCTCTGCTCTTGCAAATGATAGTCGTGTAGAAGCAGTAGAAGAACCACCAGAAGCTTTGGGTGGATGGAAAGAGGTTGATGCTTGGACTCAAACTTCAACTAAGTTTGCAAAGTCTACTGATTCAGATCCAGAGGATATCATCTGGGCTGTAGCAAGGATGAGGGAGAAGACTAACCCTGCTAATTGGGGATCTCCAGGAACAGGAAGTGATTCGTATGATCTTACAAGGACAATAGTATCAGAACTATCTGGTAAGAATGTTGATGTTGTTGTGATGGATGATGGTGGACCATATCCTAATACATTAGAGTATGCTGCTAATGCTGATGGCAGTGGTGTCTCTAGAATGATTAGAAGAAATTGGGATGATGGTAGAGTTGCTTATTTAGTTGGTGATGCTGATACTCCAGGTACTAATGTAGCAGCAGATGCAAATAGAACTGCTGGTACATATACCAATATTCAACCAACAGGAGGTAGTGGATCTGGATTGATAGTTGATGTAGAAGTAGATAGTAATGGTGCTGTAGGATATACTACTGGACAGGGTGGAAGTGTTACTATAAAAGATAATGCTGCTAGTTATGGTAGTTTGTTTATAACTATTAA